AGAACAACGGTTCCATCCCTGAGGGATATACCGTTAACCACTTCTTGACCGACACCAATGCGTGGTTCCTGACCACGGATGTGCCCAACGGTCTGAAGCACTTCGTGCGTGTGCCTATGGCTACGTCAATGGACGCTGACTTCGACACGGGCAACGCTCGTTACAAGGCACGAGAGCGATATTCGTTCGGGGTCTCGGACCCGCTTGGCATCTACGGAAGCCCTGGCGCCTAAGGGTTTGTAGCGGCGGTGTGGTGAGTACACGCAGGCAGACAATGCACGGTTGCCCGGTTTGAATCCGGGACGCTATAAACCAGAGGGGGCCTTGTGCCCCCTTTTCTTTTGTGCTACCCTGCTCACAGTCCAAGATTCACCTTGCCTGCTGACCGACTTGGCGGACTGACCTCACAGACAGCGGGCGCAAACTGAGGAGCCTCTCATGGCAAATACCAGCTTCAGCGGACCGGTGCGTTCGCAAAACGGTTTCCAAACTATCTCTGTTGACGCCACGACCGGCGCGGTCACCACGACGGCAACCATTGGCCCCGCAATGGTGGTTGATTCTGTTGCCGCTACGGGCAACGTCACTGCTGACAGTGGCACCGCCCCTGCCGCAGGCGGCATGGCTGCGTTCCTGGCCTCGTCTACTGCCAACTTTGGCGTCTTCGTGGGCTCTGGCGCTCCCAGCGTTACCGCTGCTCAGGGCTCTCTGTACCTGCGCACGGACGGCACGACCACCAACGACCGCCTGTATGTTCGCGGCGCGTCTGCTTGGATTGCTGTTACCACCGCTACCTGATAGGAGTGCATCATGTCGATGCAAACCGACGTTAAGTCAGCCGCCTGTGCGGCTGGCGCGGCAACAGCGGTCACTGGCAATCGAACTCGCCTTAAGGCGCTGACGATTAGTCATACCACCAGCGGTACGGTGTCTGCAACGAACGGACTCAGCGTCACGCTGTTCTCGTTTACGGCTCCGGCTGTTGTGGGCGCTATCCACATCATCATTCCTGGCGAGGGCATCCTTGCTGAAGAAGGCTTGACGGTGACTTGTGGGGCCAGCACCACTGCTGTGGCGTACTATGGCTAAGTCACCTGCATGGCAGCGGAAGGAAGGCAAGTCTGAGGCCGGTGGCCTCAACGCCAAGGGCCGTGCATCTGCTAAAGCGCAGGGCATGAACCTCAAGCCTCCGCAGCCTGAAGGTGGCTCTCGCCGTGACTCATTCTGTGCCCGGATGAAGGGCATGAAGAAGAAGCTCACCAGCGAGAAAACGGCAAAAGACCCAAACAGCCGGATCAACAAATCCTTGCGGGCGTGGAATTGCTGACATGAAGCACGAAATTTCGGAACCCACAAAGCATGTTGTTGATGCCCTGTCAATTGTTACAGTGCTGGGTACGCTTGTGGAATTTTTACCTTCTATTGCTGCTGCCTTCACAATAATCTGGACCGGAATACGGATCTGGGAAACGGACACGGTGAAGAAGTGGAGGGGTAAATAGTGCCGGTCAAGTCTGAAAAGCAGCGCCGGTTCATGTATGCGTCTCTCGCTGGCAAGACGGATGTCCCGCCTAGCGTAGCGAAGAAATTTGTCGGGCCTAAAGCCCATGCCGAAGGAGGCGAAATTATGCGTTCTACTGGAATTGGCGGACCAACCGCCCAAGAGATGCAGGCGTATCACGCCTCACGTAAACCCAAGGATAAGCCCCCTGCTGGCATCCGCGCTGAGTTGGATGCCATGAAGCAGGAAAAGGCAAATGAGGCTGGTATGAAAGCTCATGAGGGCCGCAAGCTTGCCAAGGGGGGTTCTTGCTACAAATCTGGCGGTTCCGTCAAGGGCGCAGGCTGCACACAACGTGGTGTTAGAAAGTGCAAGGTGGTGTGACATGAAGAAGCGTAAATTCCGCTACGACGAAGGCGGCGAAGTCGATTACGGCGAGGATGAGCGCCCCGCCGCTACGGGCATGTCTGAGGCTGCTGAGTTGATGCCTGAGAAGCCCAAGGCCAAAGCTGCTTCAAAACCCAAGGCTAAGCCACCCGCAGGAACTCCGGGCGGTGCAAACCGGGGGCAGCGTGCTGAATCTCCGTCGCCACAACGGGTCGAAGTCACCGGCAAGAAGTACCCCAAGGACGACGAAACCAAGTCCGTTTCTGAACGGGCCAAGGCGGCTCGTGAACGCGCCCGGATGGGCAGCGCTGAGACTGACGAACGGTCAGCCACCGAGCGCATGGGTGGCACTGAGCGCAAGGGGTCCTCTACCTCGACGGACACTCGGTCTATCTCGGATCGCATGAAGGCCATGCGTGAAAGCGCAAGGTCTAGTAGCACCGGCACCGATACCCGCTCGGTTGGTGAGCGCATTCGTGGGGCTCTGGGCTTCGCTAAGGGCGGCAAGATCGATGGGCGCGCTGTCAAGGGCAGGACCAAAGGGACCATACGGTGAGAAATTGTCGCGGCATGGGTGCCGTAAACCCCAAGAAGCTACCTAAAGCGGTGATGCGGAAAGACGCTGATGTTCCGACCGAACTCTATGCAGAGGGTGGCCCCACGGGGCTTTACGCCAACATCCATGCCAAGCGTAAACGCATTGCCGCAGGATCGGGTGAAGCAATGCGCAGGCCGGGTACTTCCGGCGCTCCTACTGCCAAAGCGTTCAAGCAGTCTGCCAAGACCGCAGGGAAGTAACTGATGTCGCAGCCCTTCTACCAACCTGCTAGGCAAAACTTTAGTTCTAGCCAGTCCATGCAGCAGCCTCAGGGCGGCTTCGGTGGCTTTGGTGGTTACCAGATGCCACAGCAAAGTTTTGGCGGGGGTCAAGGCTTTGGTGGCTTTGGCGGAGGGCAGGGCTTTGGGTTCGGTGGAGGCCAAGCGTTTGGCGGGTTTGGCGGGAGTTTTCAACCGCAAGGTTTTGGTGGTTTTGGCGGTGGGTATAACCCGATGTTTGGCGGGATTGGAAGTCTTGGGTTCAACCCCATGATGGGCCAAGGGTTTGGCATGCCAATGGGTGGGTTCAACCCGTACCAGCAGCAACAGCAGTTCCAACCACAACCGTTCCAACCCCAACAACCAAATTCTTTCCACGCGCAAGTCCGGGCGCAAGACGCCGAATTGAACTCTCTGATAGAAAAAATTCCTGAGTATCAAGCGCTACAAAACGCGCAGAAAGCCTGGGAAGGCAGTGAAGGATTTAAGGGGTTCCAACAGAAGCGGCAGGATCTGGCAAGGCAGATGCAAGAAAGTCAAGGCTACAACCCCCCGATGGACATGATGTATCGCGGTGGACTTCAAATGCCGCCAGAGATGCGGCAGCGCCGTGAGCAAGATATGCGCAACATGGAGCGCATGGCAAATTCGCAGCCGCAAGTGCCCGCGCTGTGGATGCCAACAGTTACAGAAACTCCAGGATTTGGTGATTGGCAGCAAAAACAAAAGCAGTGGGCAGATCAAACCCCAGAAGGTGTTGCATATAACAAATCAAATGAGGCACTAGAAGCGTTTAAAAAAGCCAACCCCAATCCGTTTAGTTATAGCGAGTTTGCCGGTGGCGATCCTGCATTAAAAGCGCAGTACGATAAAATCTACGGAGATTACCTAAGCGGCTTCAAGACATACTTTAATAAACTAAACGAATACGAAAAAACAAACCCGTTTTCTCCGACTGCGCAACAGCCGCAGTCCCCATTCACCGGTCCTCAGCGTTCCGCACAAGATATCCTAAGCATGGCAGTAGGCAAGACGCCTCAAGACATGCAGTACGATCTGAACAAGGACGGGAAAATCACGTCTGCTGATGCGCTGGCGTATCAAAGGCAGTACGGGCAGCAGGCATCGCCGCAAACACAGGCTACAGCTCCTCAAGCAGCACGTAAAGAAAATACTTACGTCGACCCTAGCGGGACGCTAGTATCTTCACAAACAGGTAAAAAGTATAGAACCGCTTCGGATATGGTTAAAGGCGACCGTATTGATGCTGGAGAAACATACACTATTTCACCAATGATGGGGGCAATGACTCCTGTTGACAGCGGCATGAACAGGGGCGTAGACAATATGTCTATAGGCCCAGGGTTTGGTTCACGCCAACCCATGTTCGGCGGCATCGGTGGCCTTGGGTTCAACCCGATGATGGGGCCTCAGTTTGGGATGCCGATACAAAGACCATTTAACCCTTTTGGTGACAGCGGAATGGGCGCGGAAAATGCAAGGTCTGCACGCGAAAACATGCGCAATATGAGCCCTGCACAAAGGCAAGAGCAACAAGTTTTACTACAACAATTGCAAGGTTTTGGCGTAAACAGCCCTCAAGGGCGGGCAATGTTGGGATAAACAATGACAACCTCTAACACTACCACGTTCAATCTTGACCTCAACGAATACGTTGAGGAAGCCTTTGAGCGCTGTGGTGCAGAGCTTCGCACGGGCTATGACCTGAAGACCGCACGGCGGTCAATGAACCTGCTGTTTGCAGACTGGGCCAACCGGGGTATCAACCTCTGGACTGTTGAGCAAGGCTCGATCAATCTGACCCAGGGCACGGCCACATACAACCTGCCGAACGACACGGTAGACCTCATTGAGCATGTGATCCGCACGGGGGCAGGGAATGTCTCCACCCAGGTCGATCTGACCATCACGCGCATCAGTGTTTCTACCTACTCGTCGATCCCCAACAAGCTGCAGCAGGCTCGTCCAATCCAAGTCTGGATCAACCGCCAAGCCCCCACGCCAACCATCACGGTGTGGCCTGTGCCGGATCAGACGAACAACTACCAGTTTGTGTACTGGAGACTGCGCCGCATCCAAGACGCTGGTGCCGGTGGTACGTACACGCAGGATGTCCCGTTCCGCTTCATCCCCTGCTTGGTGGCAGGGTTGGCGTATTACCTGTCAATGAAGATCCCTGGTGCGATGGAGCGTATGCAGGTCTTGAAACAGCAATACGACGAAGCCTGGGACCTCGCTTCGACGGAAGATAGAGATAAGAGTGCGGTGCGGTTCGTCCCGCGCCAGATGTTCATAAGCTGACATGGCAAACAGGTTTGCAAACGGTAAAAAGGCATTCGGTTTTTGTGATGTCTGTGGGTTCCGTTTCGACCTGAAGAAGCTCAAGAACCTGACGGTCAAGACCAAACAGACGCAGACCAAAGCCTGCCCCCAGTGCTGGACACCGGATCAGCCGCAGTTGCAGCTTGGCATGTATCCGATCTCAGACCCGCAGGCCATCCGTGATCCTCGTCCAGATACAAATACTTGGTATCAGTCAGGTACAAACGGTTTGCAGACCAACCCAGTATCTGGAACCGGCCCTGACCAAGAGGGCTTCCCCGGCGAGGGCAGCAGAGTGATTGAGTGGGGTTGGAACCCCGTAGGTGGTGCCAGAAGTTTTGACATTGGGCTGACCCCCAATGCCTTGGCCCCGGTAGGATATGTTGGTACAGTTGTGGTCGTGACGACCTAAGGAGCAAGAGATGGACAAGATGCGCAAAGTCGCCAAGGAAGAGGTTGGCAAGCATGTGAAGGCCATGCACAAAGGCAAGGGCTTCAAGAAGGGCGGCAAGACCGACGCTGACATGCTCAAGTACGGGCGTGGCCTTGCCAAGGTTGCGAACCAGAAGGTGGCACCATGATGAAGACCAAGAAACTTGCCCCGGCCAAGCCTGGGCAACCTCAGACCATTGAGACCTTGAGGGATGAAAGTTGCATGGTGATTGGCAACATTGCTGCCAACCCTGCTCCGGGCATCAAAACCTCTGGCATCCGCACGCGTGGCAATGGCTGTGCTACCAAGGGCACGATGGCTCGTGGTCCGATGGCGTAATTTGGAAATTTTTGGCGGGAAGCCCAAAAAGTGAACTACACCCAGTTGAAGACCGCTGTAGAGGACAGTACCGAGAACACTTTCTCGTCTACTGACTTCGCCACGCTCACGCAGTTGGCTGAGCAGCGTATTTACAACTCGGTGCAGCTTCCTGCGTTGCGCAAGAACGTCACGGGCACGTTGACCTCTGGCAACCAATACCTTGCCGCGCCAACAGACTTTTTGTCTGTTTTCAGCCTTGCAGTCATCGACGGCTCCGGGAACTACGAGTACCTGCTGAACAAGGATGTGAACTTCATCCGCTCGGCGTTTCCGAACCCGTCAACGACGGGGACCCCGAAGTATTACGCCCTGTTTGGCCCGGACAGCGCCACTCTGACAGAGTTAACGCTCATCCTTGGCCCCACGCCCAGTGCTGGGCTCACAGCGGAGCTTCACTACTTCTACTACCCAGTCAGCATCGTGACTGCGGGTACGTCATGGCTTGGTGACAACTTTGACTCTGCGTTGTTTAACGCAGTGATGGTCGAAGCTGCCCGGTTCATGAAGCAGGAGCAGGACATTGTGGCGATGATGGACAAGGAATACGGCCAGTCTATGGAGTTGCTAAAGAACCTCGGTGACGGTAAAAATAGGATGGACGCTTATCGTAGCGGACAGGTAAGAGTGCCGGTGCGTTAATGGAAAAACTAACACGACAAGCAGCCAAAGCACAAGGACTACCTACATGCTTTGGGTCCGTGTGCGTTAAACACCCTGAGTTAGAGGGCCTGCGGCGGGTATCCGGCGCGTGTGTAGATTGCGCCAAAAATACGTTAAACGCAAATAGAAACAAAAATAAAGAGCGCACATCCTCTCAAAGGAAAAAAGATTACCAAAAGCTAGTTCAAAACGAAGATAATGTAGAAAAGAAAAAGCTGCGCGGTAAAACGTACTACGAAAAAACAAAAGATGTGCTGTATGCAAAAACGCAGGCTTGGCTTTTACAAAACCCAGAAAAGCGCAGTGTTTACGCAAATCGGCACAGGCAAAAGCACCCAGATGCTAAAAACGCAAGTACAGCAAAGAGAAGATCGGATAAACTAAAAAGAACTCCGGTTTGGCTCTCAAAAGACGAGTTGTGGCTCATAAGAGAAGCGTACGCCCTTGCAAAACAACGTACAAAAATGTTTGGCTTTACATGGCATGTTGATCATGTAGTTCCTTTACGGGGGCGAAGTGTTTCTGGATTACACGTACCTTGGAATTTGCAGGTAATCCCGGCAAAAGCCAATATCGCAAAAGGTAATAAAGTCATTTAAGGAGGCAATATGCCGATCTCTCAAGCAATGTGCAGTTCGTTCAAGCAGCAGATTCTGCTTGGCGAACATGATCTGGACACCGACGTCCTCAAAATTGCGCTGTATACGTCTCTGGCTACGTTGGGCGCAGCAACGACTGCTTACTCCACCTCTGATGAAGTTGTTGGTGCTGGCTACACGGCAGGCGGCAACACGCTTGCTGGTGCTACGGTGTCCTTGTCTGGGACTACAGCGTTTGTGGACTTCTCTGATACCTCGTGGACGACGGCAACCATTACGGCCCGTGGTGCGCTGATCTACAACAGCAGCAAGAGCAACAAGGCGATTGCGGTGCTGGACTTCGGTTCGGACAAGACCTCTACCGCTGGCACGTTCACGGTCCAGTTCCCTGCTAACACAGCGTCTGATGCGGTTGTTCGGATTGCGTAATGACGGCGCTGTATCACGCCTATACGCAGACGGTTGCGGATGGGACAGCGACATCTGTCGTTCGTCCCAGTGACTGGAACTCTGCACACGTTCAAGGCCAGACCCTCTCCGGTAACACGGCGGGGGTGTCGTCTTTTACAGGGACAAATTTTGTCCTCCAAGGCGGGAATAACGTCACACTGAGCGCCGCCACAGCGGCAGGCGCAGCCACGATCATCATCAGTGGGGCCAACACGGTTGCGCAGACCGTGCAGACTCAAGCCTCGGGTGCCATTGCAGGCACAGGGTTTACCAGCACTACGACGGCTGGAACCGCCATCACGGCGGCTATGGGCACAAATGGCCTGAGTATGGCCGTGCCCCAGTTCATCACGACCTTCGTAAACGATCAAACCTCCGGTAGGGCCGGGACTGGGTTCACCAGCACAACTACAGCGGGCACTGCTGTTACTGCGGCGCTTGGGACCAATGGCCTCTCAATGGCTATCCCAGCGTACATCACGACCTTTGTCAACGACCAGACATCGGGGCGGGCAGGCACTGGGTTTACATCGACCACTACGGCAGGCACAGCGATCACTGCTGCGCTGGGTACAAACGGCCTTTCGATGGCCGTCCCGGCGTTCATTACGACGTTTACCAACGACTTGACTTCAGGTCGAGCGGGGACGGGCTACACCAGCACCACGCAGGCAGGATCGACGGTAGGCGTCACGCTAAACACCAACGGCTTGTCAGCCGCTTGGCCTCCGTTCATCACGACAGCTACACAGTCTGTTCAAACTCAGGCATCAGGCGCTATTGCAGGGACTGGGTTTACATCAACGACAACGGCTGGAACGGCGGTCACCGCCGCCTTGGGCACCAACGGCCTTTCTATGGCCGTACCTGCCTTCATAACGACCTTCGTTAATGATCTGACCTCTGGACGGGCGGGTACTGGGTTTACCTCAACGACCACCGCAGGCACCGCAATCACGGCGGCTCTCGGGACCAACGGTCTGAGCATGGCTGTCCCGGCGTACATCACCACATTTGCCGCTCAGACAACACAGACGCAACCCGCAGGCAACATCGCTGGCGTGGGCACTACGCTTGCGCTAACCAACATTACCGGCACGTTGAATGTCGGCACCAATGGCGTAGCTTTGTCTTTGAGTGGCAACGCTGCTGGTGGTGGCGGTGGTGCAGCGTTGCAAGGCTCTGGAACTTACACCCAGAACACGGGCACGATTCAGTTTGCCAACGGCAACGGCGTCACGTTTGGCCTGAGCACCAACCAGATGACGGCGTCTGTGAGGACAGACTACGCAGGTACTGGGTTCACCAGCACCACAACGGCTGGTACGAACATTACTGCTGCACTTGGCACGAACGGATTGTCAATGGCAGTCCCGGCATACCTGACGACCTTTGTCAATGACCTGACCTCTGGGCGGGCCGGTACGGGAACTACGCTTGGCACCACAAACATCAGCGCCACTCTTAACGCGAACACCAACGGGGTGGCGCTGTCTATGAGTGTTCCAGATGTGGACTTCAATGCGTGGAACCTGCTGGGCAACACTGCTGGAACCACTGCCACGACGGTCACCACGCAAGGGGCGCTCTACTTTCACGGCGGCAACAACATCACCCTGAGCGGGAACTCAAATACCATCGTCATCTCTGCGGGTGCGGGCGGTGGCACGACCAACCAGACGGGTCCGAACATCGCTGTGGCGGGCTCGACTATTACCTCGGGCACGGTGGTTTTCAGCAACTCCAACGGTGTAAGTTTTGGCTTGAACGGCAGCACGATGACTGCCTCAATCATCGCGAACACCGCCTATGATGGCTGGCCCCCGTACGGGGACTTGGAGGTAGTTGCCGGTCAGCAGGGCCAAGGCACGTTGTACTTTGAGCCGGAACACTGCCCATATTACTTCCAAGACCGAGTGGGTGTCCCAGTTGCGTACAGCAACGCAAACAATTCCACCGGATCGGTAACACTCAGCTACTGGGTGGGCTTTTATACCCAAAACGTCAGTACGCTGTCGCTAGCCAGCAGCACTTCGTTCTCAACGGGCTTTACGTTTTCCGGAACGGTGGGCAGTTATTCTCTGTTCTCTGGTATGCGGTTTTTGACGTTCCCGTGGAGCTTGACTGTCCCAGAGCAAGAAATTTACATAGGGCAGCTTTCCAGAACCACAACAGCCGGTGCAAACGCATCGATCTCTCAGATGTTGGTTACCAACGTTAATAGTAACTTTGTTGGTTTCTTTGGGCAGTCTCACAACACTACGATGCAATTTACTCAGGGGCAGGGGGTGTATTCGGTAACAACGTCTGGACTTCCAAACAGCGTGGCGTTTAGCCAGATTCGCGGGTCTGACTCGCTTGCTCTACGCGCACCTGCTATCAGATTCTTCAACGGCACGGTGTAAGCATGAACATCAACGACTTTGATGGTTGCCAGCGGATTACGTCAGACGACATTGTCTACATCGTTTTGTCTATCCCCGTGCCAAGAATTGCACTCTGCGTTCGGGAATCTGATGTAACTTTTGGCGCACCTTACGTGCCCACACTGATTGTTGAGATGCCCTGATGCAGCCACAAATCATCTCTTCCTATGACGGCGGCGCACACAACGCTGATCTGGAAAAGACCATCTCGCGTCTTACGCAGGACAAGGCGTACAAAGACCTGTCTTGCATCCAGATCGTGCCGTGCTTCGGGCAGATTCCTACCCGTGCGGTGGCGTCATGGATGAATATGTACGCCCCTCCCAATGCCAAGTTCACCCGTCTGTGGGCTGTGGGCATGGAGGTTGGCAAGGCGTTTACCTCTGCCATTGAGAGCATCCTGGCTCACCCAGACCTGAGCAAGTGGAAGTACGTCATCACGCTGGAGCACGACAACATCCCTCCGCCTGATGGCATGGTCAAGCTGCTTACTCAGATGGAGAACCATCCTGAGTACGCTTGTATAGGCGGTCTTTACTTCACTCAAGGCCCAGGGGGGTGTGCACAGATCTGGGGTGATCCTAAAGATCCAGTAGTCAATTTCCGCCCTCAGCGTCCTGATCCTGCTGGTGGTTTGGTTGAGTGCTGCGGCACCGGCATGGGGTTCAACGTCTGGCGTCTTGATATGTTCAAGGACGAGCGCCTACGCAAGCCTTGGTTTGTAACTCAGACTGAAGGTGGCGTTGCCACGCAAGACCTCTACTTCTGGGGTGATGCCCGAAAGTACGGCTATCGTTGTGCTATTGACTGTTCAGTGAAGGTCGGGCATTACGATCTGGAAGGCAAGCGCGGCGGAATTCCTGATTACGTGTGGTGAACAATGACAAAACTTGATCTTGGTTGTGGCGGTAAGAAGAAAGAAGGCTTCCTCGGCGTAGATCAGTACGCGATGGAGGGGGTTGATGTCGTTTTGAACATCGGCGTTGACCCTTGGCCCTGGGAGGATGGCACGGTGGAAGAGATCCACGCCAGCCATTTCCTTGAGCATCTGACTGCGCCGCAGCGGGTTCACTTCATGAACGAAGCCTTCCGGGTAATGAAGGAAGGCGCAAGGGCTACGGTGGTCACGCCTCACTGGGCATCAAACCGGGCTTACGGGGACTTCACGCATCAGTGGCCCCCGGTGTCAGAGATGTTCTACTACTATCTGAGCCAGGAGTGGCGTAACACCAACGCTCCGCACACGGACAAGAAGTGGAACCCGGCGGGCTACTCATGTAATTTCGCTGCAACCTGGGGTTATTCTTTCTCCCCAGAGCTTGGCGCTCGGCACCCTGACCATGTTCAGTTTGCCCTGCAGAACTACAAAGAAGCCGCCCTCGACACCCACGCAACCCTCGTCAAACCTGTAACAAAAGTGGACTAACCCATGACGGCGGCGTTTCAGAGTAATGCGTTTCAGAATGACGCATTCCAAACAGTCGCTGCCGTCAATGTAACGGTCCTTGTTTCCGGCGTTGAGGCAACCGGCTTTGTCGGTTCTGTCTCCGTCTTTGGTGACTCTAACTACGAAGTTACCGGAGTCCAGGCCACTGGACAGGTTGGCAACGTCACCGTCAGCATCAGCACTACGGCTGATGTCACTGGGGTTCAAGCTACAGGCGAGACCGGCACCGTCTCTGTCACTGGCACTGCCGTTGTTGCACTCACAGGCGTAGAAGCCACGGGGCAGACGGGCACCGTCACGGTTCTGGCGGGTGCGATTGCTGCCGTCACAGGCGTTGAAGCTACCGGACAGACCGGCACTGTTACCGTCACTGGCACAGCGGTTGTAGATGTCACCGGGGTCCAGGCCACGGGTGAGACGGGTACGGTCTCTGTCTCAGGCGATGCCAATACAAGCGTTACTGGCGTCGAAGCCACCGGCCAGACGGGAACGGTCACGGTTTCTCTAGACCAGATCGTTCTGGTCACAGGCGTCCAAGCTACAGGCCAGACCGGCACGGTTACGGTCACAGGCACAGCGAACGTCTTCCCGACTGGCGTACAGGCTACTGGGCAGGTCGGCACGGTCAATGCCTTCACGGACATTGATGTCCCTGTCACAGGGGTTCAGGCTACCGGCGCGGTAGGCACCGTCACCGTCACTGGCAACACAGACATCCCGGTCACGGGGGTCGAGGCCACAGGGGCAGTAGGCACAGTTTCGGTCACTGGCACGGCAAATGTGTACCCCACGGGGGTTGAGGCACAAGGTCAGACTGGCACGGTCACGGTCGAGCTTTTGATTGTTGTCCCGGTCACTGGGGTACAGGCGCAGGGGTTCGTTGGAACGGTCACCGTTACGGGTGGCGCTACCATACTTCCTACTGGCGTTCAAGCCCTTGGGCTGGTAGGATCGGTAAACGTCTGGGGGCTGGTGCCGGATACGCAGAATCCGAACTGGCAGGACATCTCGGGCATACAAATACCTGCATGGGCTTCGATTGGAAACACGCAGACGCCGGGGTGGACTCAAGTGCCTGATACCCAAGTTCCCGTCTGGACAGTGCCCACAAACACGCAGATCCCCAATTGGGGGCCGGTAAACAACTGAGGTTCAAATGCCTTCTTCATACACCACCTCGCTTCGTCTGACTCTTCCGGCTACTGGTGAACTTGCAGGCCAGTGGGGAAATACCGTAAACACGGGTATCACGGAGCTTTTAGATGCTGCCGTAGCCGGTACGGCTTCGATCTCTACCTGGGGCGGAGCAGGTGTAGCGTACACACTGAGCAACAACTCAGGCACGTCGGATGAAGCGCGACGGATGTTCATCCTGGCGACAGGTGCGCCTGGAGAGGCCAAGAACGTCATCTGCCCTGCAGTCAGCAAGTTCTACGTGTTCAGGAACGACACGACGGGCGGCTTTGCCCTGACGCTGAAGACGCCAAGCGGCACCGGGATTGCAGTTCCTGCGGGCCAGTACAAGTTCCTGTACTGCGACGGGACCAATGTGGTGGAGATGTTTAACTCTGCCGGGGCACTGACCCTGAGCGGAGCTTTGTCTGTTGGCGGAACCGCGACGTTCGCCGCGAACCCCACCTTGTCTGCTGGCACAGCGAATCAGGTCCAGTACCTGAATGCATCCAAGGTGCTGACTGGGTCTTCCAACCTGACGTTTGACGGGACGAGCTTGACGCTCGGAGGGAACCCGACGCTTTCAGCGGGCACCGCCAACGGCGTCCTGTACCTCAACGGCAGCAAGGTGGCGACGAGCGGGACAGACCTTGTTTTTAGCGGCACTAACGGATTCATCACTTCTGGCGGCGGTGCTTTCCAAGGAGCTACGGCTCCCAGTTCCGGGGCTGGCATTGAACTGTCTTACGGTGCGCTTGCTGGGGTTGGGCGCATTCTTGGGTACAACAGAACAGGCGCGGCGCGGGTGCCTATCGTTATTGATGGTTCCTATGTGGCCGGGTATGCCGACGGAATAGAAGGCATGCGCCTGACCTCCACAGGTCTGGGGATTGGGACGAGTTCTCCTGCTGGTAAGTTGACGGTCAAAACAGGAACAAATGAAAATTTGAACGTAGTTACAGGCGGTAGTGGGGATATGCGTTTGTCAGCACTAAACGATGCTGGCAGTGCTACGGTGCAGTTGTCAATACAAGGTTCGCCGCTTTACTTTAGGGGGGTTGGTGGGGCTATTAACGCCACCCTCGACTCCTCCGGCAACCTCGGCTTGGGGGTGACGCCGAGTGCAATTGGTGCAGGCAGATACTTGCAAGTGCTGTCCACAACGTCTTTTGGTCAGCAAGCAAACGGCTCGGCAAACATGCTATGCAATGCATACGAGTCGAGCACTAATACGTTCAGCTATGTCGTAAGTGCAGCCGCCTCTCGTTACAACGCATCGGTTTCTGGCCACCAATGGTACACCGCCCCCTCCGGCACCGCAGGCAACGCGATCAGCTTCACGCAGGCGATGACGCTGGATGCGAGTGGGAATTTGTTGGTCAACCGCACCGCAGTTGTTGGGTTGGAAAAACTCAGCGTCAACGGCGGCGCACGGCTGGAAACCTTTGCCGACATCATCGGCGGTGCTGGTACTCCTGAGCTTCGCCTGTACCAAAACACAAACAACTGGAGCATTCGTAACAGCGCCGGTGCACTTGCGTTTTATGACTTGACCGGCAGCGCCGAACGCGCCCGCATCACCAGCGGGGGGTACTTTAAGGCGAGTAATACGGGGACGTATGCCGGAAGCACAGCTTCGTACCATGAGTTCTATCAGACCAACAATTCTGACACAGTTCGCTTAACAAACACTTCAACTGCTGTATCGGGCGCTTATGGTCTGTATGTTGATTTGACTGTAGACCCCAATGCCACTGATTCTTTCTTCGTCAGGTGTTTTGGTGGTGCCACTCAACGCGCCTCTATCCGTTCCAACGGCGGCCTAGCAAACTACAGCGCCAACAACGTCAACCTGTCCGACCGCCGCGAGAAGACCAACTTCGCCCCGGCCAAGTCTTATCTCGACACCATCTGCGCGATCCCCGTGCAGACCTTTGAGTACATCGACCAATCGGAAGACGATCCCGGCCTGACGCTGGGCGTGGTGGCGCAGGACGTTCAAGCCGTCGCGCCTGAGTTGGTCATGGAGAGTAACTGGGGCACAGCAGACGAGCCCAAGCAGCGCCTGAGCATCTACCAGACCGACCTGCAATACGCGCTGATGAAGTGCATCCAAGAACAGCAAGCCCTCATCACCGACCTCCGCGCCCGTGTTGAGGCGTTGGAATCCAACTGAAAGGAAACAACATGAACTGGAATATCGCCCAACTTGACTACACCCTGCCCGAGTGCTGCGTTCAAACCGCGCACTGGCGCGTTTCCAAAACCGACGGTGCCGCCTCTGCGTCCGTCTACGGCACGATCAGCCTGCCGCACAAAGATCACAAAGCCCCCGACTTCATCCCCTACGCAGACCTCACCGAAGCGCAAGTCGTCCAGTGGGTCAAGGAGGAGATGGGTGGCAATCAAGTTGCTGCCCACGAAGCCGCAGTTCAGGCGAAAATTGACGCGCAGATCAACCCCTCAACGGCCTCTGGCCTTCCCTGGAGCAACTGATGAACGAACCCAAGATCACGCTGACCGACCTGTCGGTGAATGATGTAAACATACTGCTCTCAGGGCTTGGCAAGTTGCCGCTGGACGTTGTGTTTGATGTGTTTATGCGAGTCAAGGCCCAGGGCGAAGCACAAATGCCCACGCCCGAGTCCGCTGGCTTGAGCGACTGAGATGGACTTCTCAACTGCTGTCAAACACGTTTTGATGTCCGAGGGTGGGTATGTAGATCACCCGCTTGATCCCGGACGGAAGACCAACTTTGGCATCACCGAATCCGTAGCCCGTGAAGAGGGCTACAAAGGTGACATGAGGCAGTTGCCGCTTGATCTCGCCAAGCGCATTTACAAGACACGCTACTGGGACAAGGTGCGGGCAGACGAACTGCCCCCTTCCATTCGGTACGCGGTCTTCGATGCTGCTGTAAACAGCGGGGTCAGGCAATCCATTCTTTGGCTTCAGAGGGCCGCAGGTGTTTCCGATGATGGGGTCATTGGCCCTAAAACCCTCACTGCAGTCCACGCGCTCAACGCCGACGCGCTGAGGATGCGCATACTGGCTCAGAGGCTACGCTTCCTGACCAACCTCAACACTTTCGGCACCTTTGGGCGCGGCTGGACTCGGCGAGTGTGTGACTTGATGGAGACCTGATATGGACCCCATGACCGTCCTAGCTGCCTTCGGCCCGCTGATAGTTGACCTCGGCAAGTCACTCATCGGCAAATTTATTCAGACCGACAGCTACAAGCCCGTCAACGTCGATGAGTACGTCAAGATGCGGCAGTTCGACCTTGATATGTTCAAGGCGCTGAACGAGGCGGGCGGGTCCAACCCCTCATATCCCTGGGTAGAGGCCATCGTGCGCTTGATGCGGCCAGGAGTGGCTGCAATTGTGTTGCTCACTTGGGCCATGATGACGCTTAACGGGCAAACAAACGATAGCGTAGACAACTTTGCCGCTGCAGTGGGGTTCTACCTGTTTGGTGACCGTACCCTGTTTTACTCGCGCAAGGCAGCAGGTAAGTGAGGCGTATATGGATACTTTTGTCTACTGTTGGACAGACCATAAAACTAGCAAGTTGTACGTAGGCATGCACAAAGGACGACCGGACGATGGTTATGTATCGTCTTCTAAGCACCTGCTTAAGGAATATCGTGAGCGACCACAAGACTTTACGCGAGAAGTTGTAACACGGAACACATACGAAGTGTGTAGAGACTTTGAGATTGCAATTATTAAAGCGATGTTTGCTCAAAGTGTGCCTTGCTACAATTTAAATGTTGCTGGTGCCATTTTGTACACGCCAGAAATTAGAAAAAAAATTAGCCAAACACACAAGGGCAAAACAATTTCGGCAAAGCATATTGCGGCTATTAAACAGTGGAATCTTACTGAAAGAAAACCCGCATCTGAAGAGACCCGTGAAAAAATTAGGCAGAAAAAACTTGGCGTAAAACGCGGAGCACTTCCAGAAGAGTGGCGGCGTAAAATTAGCGACGCAGGTAAAGGATTAAAGCGTCCTGAGAGTTTTGGTAAAGCAGTAACTGCTAGGCAATTAGGTAAAACTCGCAGACCTTTAACAGAAGTAGAAAAAGAAAAACAACGCATTGCGCAGACTGGAAAAAAACACACGCCAGAAACTTTGGAAAAATTAAGGTTGGCTAAAGCTAATGTTTCTTCTGAAACAAAGTTAAAACTAAGTGAAGCCAAAAAACGTTATTGGGAACAAAAACGTTTGGAGAAACACAATGCCTCTTAAAAAAATACAATTGAAGCCAGGACTTTGGAAAGAAGGAACGCGCTACACGGCAGAAGGAGGCTGGTATGACAGCGACAAAGTTCGTTTTAGAAGTGGGTTCCCTGAAAAGATTGGCGGCTGGGAGCCGCTATCTAACGTAAACACGTTTGATGGTGTAGCGCGTTCTTTGTGGCCGTGGTCTTCGCTGTTGGGTGTAGGCACGAACCTCAAGTTCTACATCATGTACGGCGGTGCGTACTTTGACATCACGCCCATTCGCGCTACTGCTACGCTGACCAACCCGTTCACGACCTCCAGCGGACTGCCTACGGTCAACGTGCTGGATGTGGCTCACGGGTGCCTTACCGGAGACTTTGTCACTTTCTCCGGGGCCTCTGCTGTCGGCGGCTTGACGCTGAACGGCGAGTATCAGGTCACGGTAGTAGACATCGACAACTACACCATCACGGCCAGCAGCAACGCCTCCTCCACCGCCACGGGTGGCGGCACGGTCACTGCCGCATACCAGATCAACTCAGGCCCTGCCACTCAAACACCTCTGGCAGGCTGGGGCGCTGGCCCTTGGGGTGGTGGCGCTTGGGGTATTGGCACTACGTCACTTGAAGGCTTGCGGGTGTGGAACCAGCAGAACTTTGGTGAAGACCTGATCTTTGGCCCCAAGGACGGGCCGATGTACTACTGGGACAACTCTTCCGGGCTATCCACACGCGGTGTGAACTTGACTTCACTGACCGGTGCTACGGATGTTCCAACGGTGCAGAGGCTTCTGCTTGTTTCGGACTCCTCACGCTTTGTGCTGGCCTTCGGGTGCAACGACTACGGCACTGCCGACCAGAACCTGATGCTGATCCGCTGGAGCGATCAGGAAAGCGCCGCTAACTGGACCCCTGCTGCCACCAACCAAGCGGGCAGCTTGACACTTTCACGCGGGTCAGAAATCGTCGGCGTGGCGCAGGTCCGGCAGGAAATTCTGGTTTGGACGGATATCTCGCTTTACTCCCTGCAGTACCTCGGCCCTCCGATTGTCTGGGGCTCACAGCTTCTCGCAGACAACGTCACGTTGATCAGTGACCGGGGCATGACTACCGCTGCTGGTGTCACGTACTGGATGGGGGAAGAAAAGTTTTACGTCTACGACGGTCGTGTGCAAACACTCCCCTGCGATTTGCGGCAATACGTGTTTAGCGACTTTAACGAGAACCAGCGGGAGCAGGTGTTTGCTTCTACTGTTGAACAGTTCAATGAGGTGTGGTGGTTCTACTGCTCCGCAAACAACAATACGTCCTCTCCCGACAAGTACGTTGTTTACAACTACTTGGAGAAGATCTGGTACTACGGCACGATGGCACGCACAACGTGGATAGACGCCAGCATCATCAGCAACTTCCCCATCGCCGCCTACGACGATCAACTGCTGTACCAAGAAGCCGGGGTGGACGACAACACCACGGGCACGCCTGTAGCCCTGCCCGCGTACATCACTTCGTCCGAGTTTGACATCGACGATGGTGAAAACATGGCGTTTATCTGGCGGGTGCTGCCTGACATCACGTTCCGGGGGTCTACCAACGGCTCTCCCAGCGCCACGCTGACGCTCTACCCCCTGCAGAACTCTGGCTCCGGGTACAACAACCCCGCATCGCTTGGCGGCTCAGACAATGGGGTCATCACGCGCACAGCCACGGTGCCGGTGGAGCAGTTCACGGGGCAGGTCAACATACGCGTTCGTGGGCGGCAGATGGCGATGAAGATTTCGTCCGATGGTCTGGGCGTGGCTTGGCAGCTTGGCTCACCGCGACTCGATTTGCGTCCTGATGGCAGAAAGAGCTAATGTCCATCATCACCAACGTCATCAAGCGGTTTGTTGCCCCAGCGTTGCCCAACGCAACGGAGCAGTACGACCAGAAGTATTTCGACAAATACAACTCCATCCTGCGGCTGTACTTCAACCAACTCGACCAACTTCTGGGGCAGCTTGTGTCTACATCCTCAACCGTTCCAGTCTCCATTGGCGGGACCAATACTGATGCGTTTGGGCGAGTGCGGGTCAGTCAACCGTACACGCTGTTTGATTCTCAAAATCGTTACGCCATTGACAACCAGTTCGACACCAGCACGGCCACTGGGGGTTCAACCACGTACCTGCCCAATGAAGCAGCGGTGCGGATGGATGTCACTACCTCAAGTGGATCTGAAGTTGTAAGGCAGTCTTACAGGTGCATGCCGTACCAGCCCGGTAAAGGCTTGTTGGTGCTAGAAACCTTTGTGATGAACACCGCCAAGACGGGGCTACGCCAACGGGCGGGGTACTTTGGTACACAAAATGGTGTTTTTATCCAGCAGAACGACAGCACCGTTTCCTTCGTCCTTCGGTCTTACATCTCAGGATCTGTCAGCGATGCGCGGATCGTGACGCAGGACAACTGGAACGGCGACAAACTTAATGGGACGGGAGACTCTGGCTACACCCTTGACCTGACCAAAGCCCAGATCTTGTGGATGGACTTTGAATGGTTGGGTGTCGGGTCTGTTCGGTGCGGGTTCATCATCAACGGCGAGTACATCGTCTGCCACACGTTTGAGAACGCAAACGACATCACTTCTGTTTACATGACCACGGCAATTTTGCCGGTCAGGTATGAGATTACCAACACCGCTGCGACTGCAAGTGCTTCGTCTCTGAAGCAGATTTGCTCCTCGGTGGTTTCAGAAGGCGGCTACGAGCAGACCTCCATTGAGCACGTGGCCCGCAGAACAGCAACGCTGACTTCAATCAGCACGACCTTTGTGCCTTTGGTGTCCATCCGGCTGGCTTCCACGGCATTGAACGCGGTGGTGTTGCCTGCCAAATTTAACGTGATGCCGACCTCGACGGGGGATGACTTTGAGGTGATTCTGGCTAAGAATTGCACCGGGCTGACCTCGGCCTCCTGGGCTGCGGTCTCAAGCGATGCCAACGTGGAGCAGGATACTTCTGCCACGGCCATGACGCTGGGCACCATCGTGGACATCCAGTACGTGAAGGCAACAAATCAGTCTAGCGGGACGATCAACCAGACTGCCGGGTACAACTGGGATCTTCAGTTGGGTTCTTCCTTGACGGGGACGAGCGATATCTATACGCTGGGCATCCGTGTGCTGTCAGGCTCCTCTGGCGCGGCCATCGGGTCTTTGACCTTCTACGACTTGACGCAGTGAGTAGGTGACGTATGGATGATCTGACCGAAGAAGAACTGCGCCAGATTGTGGGCGGAACTCCGTCTACTCCTGCGTGGGCTCCATTGGCATCGCAAATTTCACAGCAGTGGAAGCAGTACGGAATCAACCCTGACATCAGGGGTATCAACCGTGCCAATGAGCTTGCCCAGATCCTTGCAAACTACGGCATAACTGACCTGTCAAAAATAGGAATTAAAGAAACCCCGTATGAGGAGTTGGTTAATCTTGGTTACGGCGGCGAAAATGCAGTAGATGATTGGCAAACAGTTACAAGAAACCGTGGGCAGCTAACTTACGGTGATCAAACATTTGGACGCCTTGGTGGGTTTGGATCAAAAGGCCAGCAAGAATTCTCTGCCCCTCAGGAGTACTTGCAACAATCAGATCCAGGCCGCTACGGTCTTGGGTACTCCGCTGCTGGCAAAGGATGGACAGAGTTTGAGGCAGTAAAAGATGCCTCAGGTAAAACTGTAATTGTTCCTCGGTGGGGGTCTACGAGCGACTTGACACCGGAGCTTGTGCAGTTTCTTGCAATGGCGGCGGCGCCGTTTACAGGCTGGGCCTCGACGGCACTAATTAGCGCTGGGGTGGCTCCTGCGCTTGCGCCAATACTTACGCAAGCGGCAATAAGTGGGACTCTTGGCGGAGCAGGTAACGTCGCTCAAGGCACGGGGAGTTTTGGCTCCGGTTTTGCCAGAGGTGCGGGCGCAGGTGCTCTCGGTGCCGTAGCCGCTCCGTATATTGGTCAGTTAGGCTCAGAAGCCAGCAAGCTGGTAGGTGGCGGCAATTTTGGTGACATCGTTTCCGGTGCAGTAACAGGCGCTGGGCGCGGTGCTGTGGGGGCAGTGATCACTGGAGACAGTGTTCTAGACGCCATCCTCACAGGCGCAGCAGGGGGCGCAGCGAGTGCTGGTACAGATTTGCTTGTCAAGGGCACCAACTCAACGCTTGGACAGTACCTCAAGGATGTTCCTGGGCCGATCAAAAACGCAGTGCTATCTGCTGCCAGCGCAGGAATTCTTGGTAAGGACATAGACAAGGCCGTTGTCAACTCCTTCATGCGCGACTTGCAAGGGCAAATTAAGGCCACCGGAAAAGCAGCTTTGAAGTCGGGGCAAGCCGCATCTGCAGGATATGGCGGAGCGGACCCAGGATATTTTGATCCTGATGCAGAAACAAGCCCGCTACCTGATTGGGCGCTTGATCCGTATTTTGATCCTGACGCGGAAACAAGCCCACTTCCTGACTGGGCGCTTGATCCGTATAAAGATGAAACCAAACCCGGCGACTACTACGCTGGGCTAGACAAAATTGTTGATGAGTGGGATGAGGCAGACATCATCCCTGGAACTTACGACACCGCGCCCAAAACGTCAATGCCACCGCAAGAGATGGCGAAGTTCCTTGAGGCCAACATCGACGACCCCGGCACCATCGACACGTTGATGCAGAATTACTTCCCTGAGTTGTACCGGCAAACAATCACGACAACGGGCACGCTGCCGAAAAACGATGTCATCATCCCAGACTGGGACTTCATGGAAGAGCCTGACCGCACTCCCGGTAGCCCGACGGACACAACTCCGGGCACTGTCCTGCCTGATGATGACAGGACGTCTGGAACGGCCCCAGTAGGCGGCACAAAAACTACTGGCGGCACAAAGACCACTGCAAAACCCGGCATGAGCACAGAAGATCTTATGAAGCTGCTACTTGCTATGCAGGGTCAGCGACCTGAGCAGGAAGAAGAGTACCGACTGGCTAACATTCAGCCGCTTGGCTATGAACTCATGTACGGATTAAGAGGTTAATATGGGTGACGATGACGATCTGGGTTGGCTTTCCCTTGGTGGTACTGATTCAACATCAAATGACTACACGGATGAAGCCACAAGATTAGAGGCGAGGTATCCAAACATAGCCTCAACCCAAGGCCCTGGTGGAAGCCCAGTTAATGCCACAACAAGTTGGATTAACACAATTCCTTCCTGGGCCAAGAATTTAATACAAGGTATTTCCTCCCCCGCAGGCATCGCAGGTCTTGGCGGTGCAGCGCTTGGCTTCCTTAACCGACCCGAGCCTTCTGGTGGCGGCACCACTATGGCCTATCCAGGCGCGGCGCAACTGCAGCGCAAGATGGTTCAGGGGCCATATGGACCGTTGGCCGAGTACACCGGACCCGGAGGCGGAGCGCCTGACTACACGCCATTCCGAGCGCCTACTATTGCGCCTCCTCCCCCCGCTGCGGCTCCGGCACCTGGGGCTCCTGGCACGGGCATGTCTGTGCAAGCCAAGGTTGATCTGTACAAGCAACTGGCGGGGTATGGGTTGGGGCCAGACAGGATTCGCCGCATTGCTGAGACGATGTATGGCGCTATACCGGATACAGACTGGAATGAACTGACGCGCCTTGCTGGCGTTGGTACTGGAATCGCGGCTCCTGCTGCTCCGCCTCCCGTCGGCGGCATTACTACGCCACCTCCTGTTGGCACTCCTGCTCCCTCCGGGCCTCCCCCCGGAGCACTGACTGGACCGCCAAAAACACTTGTGACTGACCCAGCACAGATGCTGAATGAGTACTCAACGCTCAGAGGTTTTTCGGCAACTGTTGGTGAAGGTACATCGCTTAGCGCTGATTCAGCTTACAGGCAGTTGGAAGCCAAATACGGGCCTTTATCTGCAACGCAGAAACAATCACTTGAGTCCGCATATCAACGCAATCTTGCAAAACCAACTGGTATTGGTCAACAGGTAAAGGACTATTCTCCTGAAGCCAAAGCCGCCACTTACGAAAATTATTTGGCGCGTGGTTTGACTGATGCTGAAGTGCGGGCGATGGCAGAAAAGCAGTTTGGTCCGCAAAAAGAATCTGATTGGGCGTATCTAAAAACTTTGGCCGCGCAGCTACCAGATGATCTATTGCCTGCAACGGGGGCTTCGCCAAACAGCGTTCAAACCGAAGCGGCGGTTCTGAAAGCTCGCCTCCCTGACAATTGGGATAATTACAGTCCGAAGCAAAAAAGCGATTGGTTTAACGCCAATAACGCCACTCCTGCGATGCTGAAGTCGCAGGGTGTGACTGACGCCCAACTTCAGGCTTTGCGCGAGAACGGCTACAAGTTTGCTCAAGGTGGTGAAGCACGCGCCTACGCAGGCGGCAGGCCGTTGACGATGGAAGACGGCGGGTTCGTTTTCACCAAAAAGGCAACCGACCAGCTAGGCCATCAAGGAATTGCGTCTCTTGGTGGAAAGATGATCTCCGCCCCAGGGAATGGCACCGATGACAGGGGCATCACAGGTATCATTGGGAAGAACGGCGTCACGCCTGCGCGAGTCTCCAACGGTGAAGCCTACATCCCTCCAGGGCACGACACCAAAAAACTCTACGCCCTGATGAATTCGCTTGAAAGGAAGGCGTGATGTCAACCATTGATCCTTCTCAGTCTACACTGAGCCCAAACTTCGCGCCTTACGTCTACGACTACTTGTCTCGTGGGCAGGCGGCGGCTAACCTGCCGTTCCAGCCGTTCACTGGTCAGCGCTTTGCTGATCCGTCGCAGCTTCAGAACCTTGCGTTCACAGGGCTTGCAGGGCTTCAACAGCCGGCGCAGTACCAGACTGCCACCAACATGCTCACGCAAGCGGGCATGCAGGCTCAGGGCATGGGATATATGCCCGCGCTGTTTGGGAACTTCTATCAAGGCCCAGGCACGTATCAGCCGTCAGGCATGCCGTCTTACGGTCAAGTGCAGAACCGCGATGTGTTCTCGCAGTACCAAGCTCCAGAGGCGTATCAACCGACAAGTTTTGCTAACAGGTTTCAAGGCCCCGGCGCGTACCAACCGCAAACAGCAACGTCAGGTTATCAAGCACCTTCGCCGTATCAGACAGGAAGGTTTACTTCAGGGTTTGACTATCAGGCGGGACCGGCTACACAGTTCCAGAATCTATTTCAAGCGCCAAGCTCTTACCAGCCGAATACCGACTTCACTCAGGGTGTTGGCGGTCAGCGCTATGACTCCACGCAATTCCAAACAGGTCTAGGTCCGGTCAAGTCTGTTCAAGACTACATGAGCGACTACACCGGGGGTGTATCGGACATTGCTGCGCGTGAAGCTACTCGTCAAGCAGACATCAGCCGTAATGCAGAGCAAGCCCGTCTGGCTCAAGCAGGTGCGTTTGGTGGCTCTCGGCAAGCCATCATGGAGGCTGAGCGTCAGAGAAATCTGAGTACGCAGATTGGTGACATTCGCGCCAAAGGTTTGCAAGACGCGTTCGAGAACGCTCAAAAACAGCGCCTTGCGGAAGCCGGTCTTGGTATGGAAGCCCAGCGGGCAACGGAAGGCTCTCGTCAGTTTGGCGCTACATTCGGTCAACAAGGCTTGGGGCAGTTGCTTCAAGCTCGGCAGATGGGGGAAACATCCCGCCAGTTTGGTGCCCAGCAGGAGATGACTTCCCGCGATATGCAGGCCAAGTACGGCCTGTCCACACAGCAAGCTCAGGAAGCGGCGCGGCAGTTTAACGCTGGTCAGGCATTGACAGCAGAACAACTCCAAACCCAGTTTGGGATGGACGCGCAGAAAGCTGAAGAGATGTCCCGGCAATACGGAGCTTCTCAAGCCGCACAGGCGGCGGAAACAGGCGCTCGACTGGGCCTTCAAGCGCAGCAGCAGACTGCTGCAGAGAGGCAGTTTGCAGCCCAACAGGCAATGCAAACGCAAAATTTGCAGGCTCAGTTTGGTCTGAGTGCAGATCAGGCGGCAGAGGCGTCCCGACAGTTTGCTTCTGGGCAGAAAATGACCGCTGCACAGATTCAAGCGCAGTTCGGTCTGGATGCGCAGAAGGCCAACCAGCTTGCGCAGTATCAGGCACAGGTAGCAAATCAGAACGCGGCGTTGCAAGCGGCTCGGCAAGCGGAAGAGTCCCGGCAGTTTGGTTTCGGTCAGCAGATGACTGCGGCAGAAGCAGCGGCACGGTACGGTATGCAAGGCGCTGAGGCGTCAGAGCGGTCTCGGCAGTTCGGCGCTCAGTACGGCATGGATGCGCTGCGTCAACAGCAGGCGATTGCTCAGGCGCTAAGTGGTGTAGGCACTTCACAGTTCGGTACGCAACTCCAAGGGTTGGAGTCTTTGCTGCGGGCTGGCGGTGTGCAACGTGACATTGCTCAGCAGCCGTTGGACTTTGGCTACGAGCAATTCCGAGATTCTTTGAAGTACCCGATGCAGCAAGCGCAGTACATGCAAAGCCTGATGCAAGGATTGCCTGTGCAGGCTAGGCCTTATGACTCTGGAACGTCGGGTATCGCTGGCGCGTTGGGCGGTGGTTTGTCTGGTTTGGCGCTGTACAAGGCGCTGTTTGGTGGGGGTTAAATAATGGCTGGCGTAGCTTCACTGATGCGAGGCCCCCAGGGGCAGCAAGGCCCGATGCCGGGTCAGGCCCAACAACAACCGATGCCGGGAATGATGCCGCAGCAAGGCGCAGCTACGCCTGCTGCTATGGTTGGGCCGTTGACGCAAATGCATATGCAGCAGTTGGTTCAATTGATGCTAAACCCGCGCCCTGACGGGCCTCCGCTCTACGCAGTGATGTCGGCGTTGGCTGAAAAGCAGAAGGCAGCTAAAACGGCGCAGGCCATGCAGGGCCAGCAAGTCATGGCGCAGAACCAGCAGATGCAGCAGCAGCCCCCGGTGGCGGCGCAAGTTGTGCAAGCTGCGGAGCAGATGGAAGAACCCGTCATGGCTGCATACGGCGGTGAGATGCACGGCTATGCTGGTGGTGGAGCGGTGGCGTTTACAAATGGTACTGGGCCAGCAGGATTACCCTACCCAAATAGAATTGATGTAAGTGGGGACATTCCTATCTATGCCCTCCGCGCAGATAAAGAACCAGGGGAAAGTGAGGATGAATACCGTGCGCGTAAAGAACGCGAAGCGGAGGAAGCCCGGGCAGAGCGTCCAATACCTCGTGGTCTACGTTGGCTGAAAGAAAATGTGTTACGTCCGCTGTCTCGTACAGGAGAACAGCGTATGGATGAAATGCGCGGGACGTCCCGTGCTGTAGTTCCTACCGCAGCCGCAGCCGCAGCCGCAGCCGCGCAGCCTACGGACACTAGCAAGCTGTTCCCTTTTGGGCCACCTGAGAGCCCGATGATGTCCGTGCCCGAGATCCAAGTCGCTAGGGCTCGTCGGCAGGTCCAAAACCCCACTGGCAATAAGCCCTCTGCCATGAGTCAAGGACTCGGCTTCCTTGCGGAACAACCGTCAACCCCTGGACCTGACACGCTGTCTGACATTGAATCCAAGGGTATTGCAGGCATCAGAGGTGTGCAAGATGTATACCGTCAGCAAGGCACGACTGATCCTGAACTGATGAAGCTGCGTGAAGCCGCGTACAAGTCTTCACAGGATATTGCTGCACGCCGCGAGCGTGACCGACAAGCAGCGTTGCAAGCTGCACAAGCAGCAAGCGCAGACCCAACTGATTTGCTTCTTGCTATGGCGGGATCTGCTGCTGGCGGCAAGACTGCTCTTGATGTTCTTAGCGGTGCTGCTAAGGGTGCAGGCACTGCACGTGCTGCGAAGCGTGCTGAATTGCAGAAAGCGCAAGCAGTTTCTAGCCAAGAGCAGAAAGCGATTGAGGACCTCAATCAAGCACTGGCTGAAAAGCGCGTGGCGGATCGCAGTGGTGACGTAAACCTGCAGCGCCAAGCTGACATCAAGGTTGCGGAAGCTCAACTTAAGATCACTGACTTGCGTTCTGGTATCGAGAAAGAACGCGCCACTCAACTTGATCGTGCGGAACAGCGGGACATCCAACGTGGGCAGTTGGCTGTAGCAGAACGTCAAGCTCGTCTCGCGGCAGCGCAGGCTGGTAGAGAGCCGGAAAAAATCAGGATGATGCGGACGCTGGGTATCCCTATCACTGAAGCGGGGTTCAAGACGTTTGTTGAAATTGAAGCTACAGGGCGCTTGGAAGGCGCTGCAGGTAGAAACAACGTCGCGGCTTTGAGAGAGTTGGGCGAGTGGGAGAAGGGGCTTGGCGCGAACATAAAGGCGATGAACGCCAAGAACCCGCAAGTCTTCGAAGATGCCCGCAGAGCAAAAATTCGGGAAATCAATGCTGCACTTGGCGCTAACATACCGCTTGGCGGCGGGGCTGGACAGGTTGACACTAACAACCCGCTTTTGAAGCAGTGAGGCGCGGATGCCAACGCTTTCCGAGATCCTGAGAGACCCGAATTACATTAACGCTAATGAAGCGACTAAGCGGGCTATCTTTGAACGCTATGCGCCTCAGGATCAAAACTATACAAGTGCGAATGAAGCGACTCAAGCCGCCATTCAGCAGAGATTCGGGTTGGGGGGTGGAGCCGTAGCTCCTACTCCCGCGCCGGAGGGCGGGTTCATTCCTGCCGTTAAGCGCGGGTTCTACCAGACTGGGGTTCTGCTAGGAGATGTCCTCCCGGCAATGGCGGCACGTGCCGTAGGCGCGGACGAATACGCTGAGAAGCAGTGGAAAGAAGCCGCCGCCACTCAGCAAAAGATTCAGCGGGAGATGCCCGCTGCGGTTCCTTCGTACACAGACGTTAAGAGCCTCGGTGACGCTTGGACTTACGCCAAGGAAGCCGTCGGGGAAAGCATTGCTTCCCTTCTACCTGCCATCCTTACGGGTGGACTTGCGGGTGTCGCTGGGCGCGGTGCGACCATCGCAGCCAAAGAGGCTGCTGAGCGAGTACTGCTAGCTGAGGCCGCAAAGAGAGGTCCGCCCACTAAGGCGGCAATCGACGCCGCCACTGCGGCGGGGGTCAAGGCTGCTCAGCGCGAAGCTCTGAAGTATCAGGCAGCGGGTGCGTTTGCGGGGTCTGCAGCGCAGAACATTCCCGATGTTTACCAAAACATCAAGGAAGCGACAGGCAAAGAAGACCTTGGCGCAGCCCTTGCATTCGGCGGGTTTAATGCAGCGCTGGATGCTGTTATGCCTGTTACTTTGCTTGCTAAAGTACGTAAGGCAGGTATCCCCGAAGAACAGATCATGGGGGCGTGGTACAAGCGCTTCGCCAAGGGTGCTGGCAAGGGCTTCCTGATTGAAGGCGGGACTGAAGCCGCCCAGGAAACATCATCTGCCGCTGCCGAGAAGTTTGTTGATGAGAATCAGCAGTTCTTCAGCGAGAAGAACTTCAACCGCGTAGTGGATGCCTTCCTCAAGGGTGGCATTGGTGGCGGGGCTATTACGGGGACTGCAGATGTAATCACTGGGCGCAAAGAAGCGCCGAAGCAATTCCCAGGTATAACTACGCCTCCTCCCCCCGCTGGCACAACAGTTCAGGAAGAAGAGGAAGAAGCCCCGCCCGCTCCCCCGGCACCTGCTGGTGCCCCAGCCCCTGCCCCTGCTGCACGCTCCGTGTCTCCTGACATGAGTGTGGAAGATTTACTGAAAACGCTGACTGGAGCCAAAGATGCTGGAGAAGCTGTCACCCCGCCAAGTGGAGCAGGCGTTCAAGTGGCTGGCGAGCCCGGTGCAAAACCCGCCGCCGAAGGGGCTGGAACCACTGTCCCAGGTGGAGTGGTTCCTCCTGTCACGGATGCTGAACAACCTGCTGGAGGAGAAGGAGCAAAGCCCCCTCCAGTAAAAGCAGAGGTCAGCTACGTTCCTGTATCTGAGATATCTAAGAAGTACACCAACGCACAGGGCATCACTGACGCGCCAAAAGTTGCCGAAGACATCGTTAGCTCTGTTCAAGAGGCTTTGGATCAAGGCAACGTAGTCGATTACGTAGTAGAAGGAAAACCGCATCGTATTGTCGGCATCAAAAATGAAATGATGCAGGACACCAAGGGGCAGCGTTGGGGCACGTTGCTTCTTATGCGGGATAAAGATGCGCCCGATGGCGCTCGGCTGAGAATCAGTCCGCCTGAAAAAGCCACTGCTACTGCACCGTCTGCTCCACCCCCACCGAGCCCTCCGTTAAAAGTGGAAGGGGCACCGCCTCCGGTGGCGGGTGGAGCACCCGGTCTTAAAGACAAGATCGGTAAGTTTGATGCAGCGTTCGGTGAAGATGAAGACTTCTTCACGAGAGGCGCTGCTGAACTTACCCCTGCTCAGAAAGAGCGTGAGAGAGAACTAGAAGCCGAAGGTACTCGACTCGGGGTTGCTCGGAAAGACGGTGAGACTGCGCGTCAATACTGGACGCGGGTCAAGCCCGCGATGACGCTGGAATCCGAGATTGCTGCCCCTGAAGTTGGTGGGCTGGCTACGCGGGCTGCTGACGTTGAACCGTCGCTGATTGCTGCGCAGGAGATCAAACCTGAGCGTCAGGTTGTCATCCCTGAAGAACAGAAACTGCTGTACGAGGAGACTCGGCAGGCTTTTAACCAGACGACTGAATCGGATCAGGAGAATCTGCCCGAGTTCGACAAGCTGCGTCCTGAAGAAAAGCGTGTCTACTTCACGGAGCACATAAGAGATAACTCTCAGTTTGAGCACGACAAGGCTGCTCAAGCGCTGTCAGAGTACTTGCAATCCAAGAACGTGCAGGCCGAGGCTGAAGGCCGTCAGGCAGTGCGCGGGGTCACTGCTGGCCTGATGCCTGAAGAGAAGCAGGCTGAAGAGGTAAAGGCGAAAGCGGAAGAAGCGAGAAAAGAAGCTCGCGCTAAGGCCAAGGAAGAAGTCTCTGCGCGGTACAGATACGAGCGGCAGCGCCCGGTCATGGGCCAGAAGACGGGCCTTGCGTATTCCTTCCCGACCTGGGGTTCGCTGTCTGAAGCGTCGAAGAATCTCTTCACGACCGTCAACAAGACAGACTCTGCTCTCGAAAACGATATGGCCTTCCGGGCTATTCGTAAGCAGATTCAAACGGAGAAAGCAGAGCAGCAACGCCGCGAAGCCCTGCAATCCGCTGAGTCCCAGGTCAAGAACGAGATAGTTCGCGCCGCTGAACGCGCTAGGAAAGCTCAGCCTGCCGGTAAAGGAGCGATCCTCCCTGATGACATTCTCAGCAAGCTGCTGTCCGGGGACCTTAAAAGTGTTCTCAGGTATCTTGCTGGTACTCCAGAAAAAGTTCCGAAAGGCGAACCGTTTGGTAGATATACCCCGGTTGAGACAGGAAAGAGCCGGGTAGAAAGATCCGTTGGTCTTTTCCAGTTAAAAAATAAAAACTGGATTACCCGGCAGCTTTACGAAGCGCTGGCTGGTGCATTTCAGCGTATCGACAACTTCAACGTCAACATCGTGTTCGACGAGAACATGGTGTTCGATGAGATTGGCAAGTACGACGCTGCAACCAACACGATCTACCTGGGGCCGAACGGTCTTGATGAAGCTACGCTGCTGCACGAACTGACGCACGCAGCCACAGTCAAGATCATCAATCAGTATTTCTCTGACAAGACGAAGCTCGATGCTCGGTCGATCAAAGCTGTAGAGCACCTCATCGAGATTGCTGGTGCCGCAAAGAACAAGATCGGGAGCAAGTACCCCAACGCTTTCGAGAACCTGTACGAGTTCATTGCATATGCAATGACGGATGGGCCGTTCCAACAAGAACTCGCCAACATCAGCATCCCTCGGCTGGCTAAGGCCACGGCCAAGACGGAGCAAGCCCCACGTGTACTTCAGACTGCACGGGAAGTCGGTGATCTATACGACTCTATGTTCGATAACCTGTGGGATTACTTCACAGGCACTCTGGCGTATCTGTACCGTCTGTTTACGCCCGCTGCTCGCACCCAAAAAACTTTGTTGCCCACAGAAAAGTCAAACGTGACTGTCAGGGCGGCGCGGCGCGAACGTGAAGAAGAGCTAAAAGGAAAACTCGCTGTCCAGAAGAAAAAAGATCTGACTCCAGGGGAAGAGCGCCTCGCTGAAATTGAACTTGAAGAAGGCGCTCTGACGCCTGAGGAACTGCAAGAGAGGCGGCAATTAAGCGCGGCTGATGTCGAAGCATTGCAGCCAGAGGCTTTGTTTGAGCAAGAAAAAGAAGAAGCCAAAATTGAGCCGATTGAAGGCGAACTAGTCACGCAGCTTGGAGTCACCAACCTCCGTCGCAGCATCCTCATTGAGCCTGGGTACAAGGGTAATCTGCTGCTGGAGATCTCGTCGGCGTTCCAAGACATCCTTGCCGCACCTGAGGGCGGCATCGAGCGGATTGCTGGTAAGGGAAGTATTGGGACGGAATTGCTTTCTAAGGGCAAAGCCGGTGTCACTAAGAAGGCACCCCCGAAGCTCGAAAGAACTCCTGAAGAGATTCAGAAGGCACTGCCCCTTGCTGGTAAAGCTGAGCGCCCGTCGATTGCGCAGGCACTCAAGAGCCAAGGCTTTTGGCAGAACGTGGTACGGAAGTTCCAGAACGCTCAGGAACCGTTGAAACGCGCCCAGGAAAAGTACGACGCCTTCGGCAAGATCATCTATACGGGCGACAAGATCAACAACGTCTGGTCACAGGCCACGTTGGCTACAGGCCGCGCATGGTGGAACTTCGTCAACAGGCTTGCTGGCAAAACCAATGACGTTCATACGGCAATCGAGAACTTTGCCACCGTACACAAGCTGACAGTTGATGAGGCCCTGCAAGTTCTGCATGGCTACTCCATCGTCATGCACGAGCCAGAGCGCCGCAGGGTCAAGTACATCAAGACAGTTCCTCTGGAGCCTGCAGCGGACGCAGCGCGTAAGAAGATTCTGGAGAGTCTTGCTCATCCGACAACCAAAGAAGCAGATGCGGTCAAGTACCGTCAGATGCTGGACAAGATCGTCGATGATCCCAACAACCACGCCAAGTTTGTTGGACCTGCAGGCAAGGCCAAGCCCGTCACTCCGGAGATGGCGGCGAAGCTGTTTGATGAGAAGTCTGAGAAGTACAACGTAGCTGGTAACTACACGACCAAAGAGCTTGCTGAGATGCGCAAGTTCTACACGGGCA